TTACCCATTGGCGCGGCTTAAGAGCTTATTTTTGAATTCACAATGGTCACGATATAACCATCTTGCTCGACCGTGGATAACTTTGGCTTTTGGCAGGTCGCCGGACTTAATCCGGTCGTAGATGAAGGTTTTACCAAAGCCAGTATCGGCCATGATGAATTTCAAATCAACCAGTGAATCAGGTTGTAGTTCGTGTTGCATGAGTGCTATCTCCGAATAGGGAATCGAACCTGCAAATCAGGCAAGAAAAAACCGCCATCAGGCGGCTTGGTGTTCTTTCAGTTCTTCAATTCGAATATTGGTTACATTGTTTTCATATATGAATAAATAAATTAGCTTTTTTCGTTGCCTTCGCGTTCTTTATTAATTTTGACAAAATCGTTTTTACCACGCTCTCCAAATGCGTCTTTAGAGTCGTTGTATCCGCAATCGCAGCACACATAATCATCAGACCATCCACGCATTGTTTTTTCTTTTGCAATATTTCCAGAACCGCATTTTGGACAAGACATATCACTACCTCCAAAGCATGAGAGAGATGACAACGTAACATTGATTGGAGATTAACAATAGATTGCTGATGTAAAAGATATGTATAAGCTTAGCTATCAAAGGGGAGGCTCTGGTAGCGGCATCCAGTGTGACGGTTTCCACGACGCACCAGGAATTATCCACCCATCATTAGCGTCAGGATGCCCCGGGATGTAAGTCGCCCATTTCATTCGCCAGTCACCTTTCCTGTCAAACTCCCTGGCAACAAGAACGGCTGTTTTGGTATCCGGCATTCGCTCACTACAGCTTATCCAACCATCAGGAGTTACCGGAGAGTTGCCGGGTTCTTTAATGTGCAAGCGAGGCTCACCATCTTTTGGCTCAGGCCACTGGCGCTCCATGTTGATCTTCAATTTATCTTCCATAGCAACGTTAATTTCAGCATCGCTGATGCCAGCACGGCGCTGTGCATCCCACAACAGAAACTGCATATCAGCCCACTCGCTAAGATCGTCTGGTTCGGCTGCGGCTTCCAGTGCCTCTTTTGAGAGATGTTTCAGCGGACCAATGGGGCCAACGCAGCCAAATGTGGAGTCAGACCATTTGGCATGCTCGTGGCGAATCTGTTCGCGTTCCAGTGATGCCAGCGCAATTCGTGCCAGTTCTTCCGCTTCTTCTGCTGGCAGTACAACGTTGCTACCCGGTCCGTATGTTTCGCGCCACTGCTTGATTGTCAGTAGTCGATCTTTGGTTATAGCGCTCATATCACTCTCCTTTGATGCGAATGCCAGCGGCGCGCTCGGCTTCACTTTGTTCCCAAAACCACTTGTGAAGCTCCATGAGATTTTCGTCAATCGGTGCATATTTGCGATTAAAGTAGGCCTGAGCATCTTTCTCAGATTCGTCCGGTAATTCGCCAGGGCCAAACAGTGTGTTATAAATCCATGCTAGTCCGCTCTTAGCGTCGCCAGTTGCCTGCCATTCGATAATGGCAGCCTGCATGACCAGAATGTTTTTCCCGATTAACAGGTCCAGTTCTTTGTACCGGTTGCGGATGTATGCATTCTCGCTTTGTAATTTTGCGTTGCGCTTTTCTGAGGCTTCAAGTAACGCCTGCTTATCGCGTAGAGCTTCTTCCAGTTCAGCAACATGGCATTCACTATCAATAAGGTTGTTCTCTGCTGCTTCAAGCTCAACACGCAGCTTCCCAACCGTAAGCGCAATCTCCTCGTTCTCCTGGTCGCGGCGTTTGATGTATTGCTGGTTTCTTTCCTGTTCATCCAGCAGTTCCAGCACGGTAGCCGGGTTAGCCTCTGCTATGAATTCAGCGTTTGCATAAGCCTGAGCATCTGATTCAATCAGGCAGTTAACATGACATTCCGCAATCACGCCACCGGGTTCTCCTTTCCTTTTTTGACAAACAAAAACTCCTGTTAAATTGCCGTGTTGGTTAACAGATGTATGCCCTACGATGTAGCTTCCTTTAGTTGCTTTCTCTGCCTTTTCACGCAGTGCCTGATAATTAATTTCGCTCACTTCGAACCTCTCTGTTTACTGATAAGTTCCAGATCCTCCTGGCAACTTGCACAAGTCCGACAACCCTGAACAGCCAGGCGTCTTCGCTCATCTATCGGATCGCCACACTCACAACAATGAGTGGCAGATATAGCCTGGTGGTTCAGGCGGCGCATTTTTATTGCTGTGTTGCGCTGTAATTCTTCAATTTCTGATGCTGAATCAATGATGTCTGCCATCTTTCATTAATCCCTGAATTGTTGGTTAATACGCTTGAGGGTGAATGCGAATAATAAAAAAGGAGCCTGTAGCTCCATGATGATTTTGTTTTTCATGCTCACCGTTCCTTAAAGACGCCGTTTAACATGCCGATCGCCAGGCTTAAATGAGTCGGTGTGAATCCCATCAGCGTTACCGTTTCGCGGTGCTTCTTCAGTACGCTACGGCAAATGTCATCGACGTTTTTATCCGGAAACTGCTGTCTGGCTTTTTTGATTTCAGAATTAGCCTGACGGGCAATACTGCGAAGGGCGTTTTCTTGCTGAGGTGTCATTGAACAAGTCCCATGTCGGCAAGCATAAGCACACAGAATATGAAGCCCGCTGCCAGAAAAATGCATTCAGTGGTTGTCATACCAGGTCTCTCTCATCTGCTTCTGCTTTCGCCACCATCATTTCCAGCTTTTGCGAAAGGGATGTGGCTAACGTATGAAATTCTTCGTCTGTTTCTACTGGTATTGGCACAAACCTGACTCCAATTTGAGCAAGGCTATGTGCCATCTCAATGCTCGTTCTTAACTCAACAGGAGATGCTTTGTGCATACAGCCCCTCGTTTATTATTTATCTCCTCAGCCAGCCGCTGGGCTTTCAGTGGATTTTGGATAACAGAAAGGCCGGGAAATACCCAGCCTCGCTTTGTAACGGAGTAGACGAAAGTGATCGCACCTACCCGGATATTATCGTGAGGATGCTTCATCGCCATTGCTCCCCAAATACAAAACCAATTTCAGCCAGTGCCTCGTCCATTTTTTCGATGAACTCCGGCACCATCTCGTCAAAACCCGCCATGTACTTTTCATCCCGCTCAACCACGACATAATGCAGGCCTTCACGCTTCATACGCGGGTCATAGTTGGCAAAGTACCAGGCATCTTTTCGTGTCACCCACATGCTGTACTGCACCTGGGCCAGGTAAGCCGATTTTATGGCCTCGAAACCACCGAGCCGGAATTTCATGAAATCCCGGGAGGTAAACGGGCATTTCAGTTCAAGGCCGTTGCCGTCACTGCATAAACCATCGGGAGAGCAGGCGGTGCGCATACTTTCGTCGCGATAGATGATCGGGGATTCAGTAACATTAACGCCGGAAGTGAACTCAAAGAGGGTTCTGGCGTCGTTCTCGTACTGTTTTCCCCAGGCCAGCGCCTTAGCATTAACTTCCGGAGCCACACCGGT